TTTCGCGCATTATTGGGTTTGTTTCTGCGCTGAAAACGATTGGCCCGCTAGAGGTTTGCATTATTTATTCACCTTGCGCTTCTTGCCCTCAACCTTTGCATCAAGCTCCTTGACTGCTTCGGTGAGTAGCCCAATCAACTGCGGGAAATCAACCATCATCTTGCCGTTACCGGCGCGCATTACGGCCTCCGGCATCTCGTCTTCCACGTCTTGCGCAGACACGCTGATGCTTTTCCCGCTAGGTTCTTGTCCGTTCTCCTCTACGTCGTCCTTGTATTTGTCTTCCCACTCAAACTCAATCCCCTTCAGTCGATTCACCTTGTCGAGCGGGTTTTTGATGCTGGAGACATTCTTTTTCATCGTCTCATCGGAGAACCCTGCAACCGTACTTCCTACTTGTCCAGCCATCTGCCAATAGCTCGGTCGACCCGTCACCGTCCCCGTCTGGGTCACGTTATACGGACTCGCTGACACCGCACCCTGCCGAATTGCAAGCTGCTGGAGCGGGAACTGCTGCCGACGCAGGTCCTCCTCACGCTGCGCGTTCAGGAACTGCTGGTATAGATTCTGCTGCGCAGAACCTATGCCCATCATGGCAGCGCCAGCGCCATAGCGATTTTGCAGCGCCATTTGGCCGTAATCAGCAAGGTTGCGCCCGGCGCCGAGGCGGAACTGCGCACCCTCAAGGCCAGCGGCCTGGTTGCGCTGCGCCGCCTCCATCATTGCGCGCTGGTTGGCCTCTTCGGCCGACAACCCCATGCGCATGTACTCTTGAGTTGCGGCCTGGTTCGCACGCGACGCCTCAAGGCGAGACTGCACGTTAAACTGCTGGGCTTGGTTCCCAAGGCGCTGCGCGTCAAGCTGAGCCTGCTGGTTTGCCTGCTCTGCACTTAGGCCCATCTGCATGTACTGCTGAACCGCCGACTGGTTAGCGCGAGCAGCCTCAAGGCCAGACTGCACGTTGAACTGCCCGGTCTGCGCGGCCAGCCTTTCACGCTCGGCCTGTGCCTGCTGGTTCGCACGGGCGGCCTCGAGAGCAGCCTGCACGTTCGTGGTCTCGGCAGTAAGCCCAAGCCGCTGCGCCTCCTGCTGCGCCTGCTGGTTACGCGAAGCCGCGTCCATCTGCGCCTGCTGGTTCGCCTGCTCGGCGGTCAACCCGGCGCGCATGTACTCCTGCACCGCCGCTTGGTTGGCGCGCTCTGCCTCAAGCTGTGTCTGCACGTTGGTCGTCTGCCCGGCCAGCGCGAGGCGCTGCGCCTCCTGCTGAGCCGCCTGATTGGCCCGTGCCGCCTCAAGATCGGCCTGCACGTTGGTCGTTTCTGCCGTGAGACCGAGCTGACCCAGGCGCATGTCACGTTCTTGGTTGCTGATCTGGCCCGCCTGCGAGAGGCGCATCACTTCCTGCGCCGCAGCCTGATTGGATAGCGCAACCTGCTGCTGCCGCCCCACATCTGCCTCTCGTAGCGCGGCGGCTTCACGGAACCCCTGCGCCCGCTGCTCGGCAACAAACCGATTGCGCTCACGAGCCGCCTCGCCCGCGGCGATTCCTTCCTCAATCGCAGCACGCGACCCGCCAAAGGCACGCGCCGAAGTCGCACGCTGTGCGCGCTGCATCCGCGCCTGCTCCTGCGCACGGTCGATGTCAGATAGCCCGACGTCAACTACCCCCTGCTGGTACGGGTTCATGTAGGCATTCAAATCGCCGCCCACGTCGCGCCCAAGGAAGGAGGCCGCCTGCGCCATCGGCGCGGCGCCGGGCGCAGAAACATCACGCGCCGCAAACGTCGTGCCGACGCGGCCAGCGCCGATGCGCTCAGGCGCAAAGGTGGTGCCGACCTGCCCGGCAGAGACCATCCGCGGGCCGCCAGCAAGAGAGGCTCCGATGCGCTCCGCTTGGATGCGCTCGGGTGCAAACCTAGTCCCGACCTGCCCGGCGCTAATCTGCTGCGCCGCTGCCGGCGCGGACACCCTGCCAGCCCTCACACGCTCGGGGCCACCGGCAAGGGAGGCGCCAATATTCTTGGCCGAAAACTTAGTGCCAACCTGGCCCGCGCTGACGCGCTCAGGGCCACCTGCTAGCGATGCTCCGATACGCTCTGCGCTAATGCGCTCCGGCTGGTAACCGAGGGCCTGCTGCGCCGCTCGAGCGGCCTGCTCAATCTCTGGGACAAAGCCGCCCTCCTGAGCAATGCGCCGCGTCATATCCTCGCCTGCCATGTAGTCGCGTGTAAACGGCGCGACCATCATGCCACGGTAAGGCTCATACGGAATCGCAGCGACCTGCTCCGCAAACTGGAGGTTCTCCAAAATGCGGTTATAGACCTGCGGGTCAATCTCCGTCTTCGAGGTTTCTGTCTTTTTGGACTTAAAAAGATTGCTCATAGTCTCTTCTCGAGCACCACCGCGGTGCGTTTGTAGCCTTCCAGAGCACGCTGCCAACCGGGTCGTCCCATGATTAGCATCGTGTCGCAGTTAATGTGCCGTGCCCACTCTTCAAGCACCGGGCGGATGATCTCGTCAATCTCCCTCAAGTCACCCGCGCCGATGATGACGGTTAGCTGCTTTAGCCTTGGGAAAACATCAATCGTCGTGATGACGCAAGAGTTTTCCGAAGACCAAAACTGGTACTCGCCCCTCTTTAATCCTTCCACTACGTCGGCGTAATTCATCTGCCCGTAGCCTTCTGCGAGCGCGCGATCAATTAGTTCTCGAAATGGGGTGACGTACTCCAGTCCCTCAACCTCTTCGTGGTTCATCGCTCGCCGCCAGCGACCGCGTCGAGGCGCATCATGCCAACCCTCCAGTCTGTCATAGAGTCCCCCGTGACCTTCATCTCCACCTGCCTGCCGGTGAATCGAACGGGAGTGTAGATGGAGTCAATGGTATACGTTTTTGTCGTCTGCGAGCCGTTTGGGGCAAAACTTGTCAAGAACTGCACGCCGACAGAGCCTTGCGTCTTTTCATCCGCAATTAACTGCCGCGCCATCATAATACGATCGCCTCCACCAAGCTCTATCGGGCCGCTTTGCGCATACGGCGTGGATCCGTCGTAGCTTACGCCGACTTCGTGCTCATAAACGTATCCGTCGATTGACACCATGATCGGGTAGTTGAACACGCCGCGGTCTGTCCCGGCCGTGCGGCCGAGAGAGCCAATCGTCCAGTGCCCCTCGCGGTAGTTATACGCGACGTAAGAGTCAACCTCGTTGCTAGAGGCCGACGGGTAAAACCACCACACCTCGCCAAACTGGTTGTTGGCGACTGCGTACACCTTGGAGCGTTGCGCCTGCGATACGTTGTTTGAAACGTAATCAAGTACGTCACACTTTAACGGGCGGACGAAGCCGTCGTATGTAAAGAACCCAGCCGGAGACCACCAATAGGCGACAGACTCAACGGCCGCCACGGCCTGCGCAGAAATCAGCCCGCACCCGGTAGCAATTCGCTCAAAGCCGTACACGAACGGCGCGCCCTGATACTGCGCCGTGTGGACGTCAACGTCGGTGAAGATTAAGTTTACGCCGCGAAGCCGCTTCCCGGCGACGATCGACCCAACCGTCTCCAACTCGATGTCGCCCGCCTGGTTCGTAATAGCAGGCGTCCACATGGTGTTATCTTCTTGGTCAGACCATGCAACCTTTCTGGCGTTACCGCCCGCGCCAAGTGCAAACACAAAGCGCTCCGCGGTAACGAGAACGCCCTTGTTGCTAACCGGCGCGTTGGCTAGCGCCACGCCGTCGTTGGCCGTGTTCAAGTCCCACTCGTAGATCTTGCCGTCGGCGTTCGAGCAGGCAAGCAAAAACTCGCCCCAGTTATCGAGGCTCCACGTCGTGGCTGGCGTCACCGTTCCGGTGTCGGGCCGCGGGGTGCCGTAAGAGAACAGCCCGTAAGGGCCTCCGCCATATCCAAGGTTCAGCACCGCGTCGGCGTTGCCAGCCGTAAACCCAGCAGGCGTGATGTCCGTCAGCGTGCCCGCCTCATTCATGGCGTAGAGCTTGCTGTGCGTGCCCAAAGCGATCCAGCGTGCGTTGGCGTTGCTGCGCCACGCCAGGATGCCACGGCACTTGCCCGTGAGCTGACCAGAGGCTCGCTTACGCCACCCGCCCACCGGGCGCATGGTGTTCTCGTACCACCGCACGAGCGAGGCGTCACGCCAGCGGCCCTTGCTTTGGTAGTCGGTGCCGTTGCGATATACGCCCGGCTGGATGTTGAGCGGAATTAACGCCAAGGCGTTACTCCTTTGTTGGGAGAATAAAGCCCTTGAAGAAGGCGACCAGTAAACCGATGCCCGCCGCAAGACCTGCAAGCCACTTCACAAACGCAACAAGATTTTCTGCCGTAGACCATGCGTCGGCGAGCTTTTTAAGGTCGCCCTTCACCTCTGCCATGTCGCTCTGTAAAAGCTCCATGTCTTTACGAAGCAGGGCTAGCTCCACGGTCTGATCCTGCTCCGACATTTCACGGCTCCTTCTTTTCTTCCTTCGGAAGATGCGGCTCAACCTGTTCCTTGAGTTTGGCCCAAAGCGGGTGTGCGCCCTGCGAGGTCGGGAGTGACCCCAGCAAGTTCACGATGGCAACGGCTTCCTCAAGCGATACTTTCAGTTCAACGTCCACGGGTCATTACTCCATAGTTTTGATTCACAACATACGCATAAACAGCACACGCCGCGAGCGTGAGCATCCACGAATTGACGTACCACAACGCCCACACGCCAACGAGTTTCACACTGACCATCACGGCCAGCGGGTCGAACTTGGCAAAGAGTTTCGCCAGCACGGGGTTCAGTTCCCGCCCGCCTTGCTTGAGTACCGTCAGCGTCGTGTACACGTCAGCGGCTTGCAGCACACAGAACAGGATCAGTAGGGCGGTGTTCATTTGGCTTTCTTAACCGCAGTACAGAACCGTGGGGACGCAGTACGAACCGTCTGCATACTGATGCGTCTTGACCGTGCTGGTGACTTTGCCGATGGTGCTGCTGCGGATGATGTCATCCGCTTGGACACGCGCCGTGCCGTCGCCGTTGGATTCTAGCAAGTCGCCTTCCTGCACCGTGACGCTTGCATTGACGCGGCAGATAAACGCACCGACCGCCGTGACGTACATATCGTTCGTTTCAGTCCAGTCGTTGTCCCACGCCATGAACACGCCGTAGACCTTCTTGCTGCCAGCGGTGTCGCTGATCTTGGACTTGGGCAGACGCTCGTTCTGTTCACCCGGCCACACGCACAGTTCGTTAATAGACTCCATCACCGTGCCGCGCAGGATGTCCGGCTTACTGCCGTCTTGCAGTTGTGACCAGTGAGAGCCTGCGAAGGCGTTGTAGGAGACGGTGTTGCCGGAGACGGAAATTGAGCCTTCTTCCGTACCATCCTGCCGAAAACTAATTAAATCTCCATCAGTCGTCAGCCTGTTGAAAAGTGCAAGAAGTCCGTTTCTTACTCCAACATATTGCCCAGTTGACTGTACTTCACATCCGGCCACCGAAGAATCGACGGCTTGCTTACCAACAAGAAAATCACCCCCGCTCGTGATGCGGGCTGCGCTTGCCGGTGCTGCACCGTCCACCAAAAACGCATCTGTAGACCCAGCAGTTCCTGCGCCTTTTACGCGGAATGTTCCGTCTGAACTGATGCGGGCGCGTTCGCTAGAGGAAGTGCCGTTAAACGTACCAAACGTAAGCGCAGAGGCTCCATCGTCAGCATTAGTAACGACGCTTGTGATTTCACCTGTCGGAACGCTAGCAAACGATGCGCCAGATGAAGTACCAAATTTGATTCCAGACTTGTTATTTAAGACTGATGTTGCTGGATTATCAATCCAAATATACCCGCCTTCCCCGCCACTAGTAGATTTTGAAACAGAAAGCAATGCTTCAGGCGAACTCGTCCCGATGCCGACGTTGCCGGTGCTGCTGTCAACGCGAAAATAAACGCTGCTACCCGCGCTATTTGTTACTTGTAAAAGCGGATACCCGCCGGTTGGAGTTGCTGCATCTTTAATCCACACGCCGTAGGGTGTCGCGGATGTGGTGTTTTGAAAAGTCGCAACGAAGTTACCGCCACCGGCTTTTGTTACGTCTAGCGGAGTAGTAGGCGAACTCGTCCCGATGCCGAGGCCCGTGGAGGTGAGGCGCATACCTTCGGTGGTATCAGCACCAAAAGACAAATAGCCGTTTCCGACTTTTAAGTAATTTTCTAGACTACCGGAATTGTTACGGATTTCAATTTCGTTAGCGGATGAGTTAGAACGAACCCACAAAACAGCGGCGTTGTCAGAAAATCTTGGAAATTGAATTTTAGAACCGGATGTGCTGCCAACCTGTACATCAGTCCCGTTAAAAGTCAGCGCACTCCCCGAAGTCGCCACCTTGCTGCCGTTGAGGTACAGGACGCCGTTGGCGGTGCCGCCGGAGAGGGTAGGGTTTGCGGAGAAGGTCGCCGTACCTGAAGCAGTCAGCGTCCCGGCAACCGTCAGCGTCTTGCCGGTGCCGACGTTGAGGCCCACCGAGGTGCCGCTGCCCGCGCCGGTGAAGATCCCGTCGACAAGATCGAGGTTGGTGTTGATCTTGCCGCCCCAGGTGTCTGCGCTCGCGCCGACTTCCGGCTTCGTCAGTCCAAGGTTGGTGGTTGTCGTATCAGCCATGTCGTTACCTCAAGCGGCCTCTAGATAGGCCGGGTGTGTCTTCTCTGTCCACGTCTCCGCCGTGTCCGCGACCGGCGCCCATGTCTCTGCGGTGTCCGCCACCGCGCCCCAGGCGACGACCGTATCGCTCGCCGCGCTCCAGCTCTCCGCCGTGTCAGCCAGCGGCGTCCAACTCTCTGCCGTGTCTGGCTCAACTTCCCACTTCAGCCGCCCGGCGGCCGACAACGCAGCCGCCCCAGCGAATGCAGCAGACGCCGACTGGATGACCCCGCCGGCAGCAGCCAGCGCGGCTGACCCGGCGATGGCCGCGGCGCCGATATATACGACGTTCGCCGTCGCCGTCTGGGACGCAGCGCCAGAAAGCGTCGCCACCCCAATCCGCACCCGCACGCCCGCCGCCGTCTCTGTAGCCGCCCCAGACATCGCCGAGGCCGCCAGCCGCACCCGCAGCGCATCTGCCGCGACCGTGGCCGCGCCAGAGACTGCCGCGGCCCCTAGCCGCACACGCAGCGCACTGGCCGCCAGAGAGGCCGTGCCGGCCATCGCCGCCGCACCGTCGCGCACTATGCGCGCCGAGCACGACAGCGACCCAGAGGCAGCCAGAGACGCCGATGCGTCCTCTACAATGACCGCAGCGGCCGTCTGCGTGGCCGTTGCGGACATCGACGACGCGCCGGGCTGTACCCGATTGCACGTCGCCGCCAGCGTCGCGGCACCACTTAATGCCGCGGCACCAAGCCGCACCCTCACGCCTACGCAAGAGAGCGAGGCGGCCGCGTTTAAACTGGCAGCGCCCTCCTTCGGGTCGATGCCATAGTTGCCACGGCCGTATAAACCGGAACCGTAGCCTGCCATCAATTAGTCCAGCGTGATGTCGAGGTCGCCCGCCGGGATACGGAACACGTCACCCGACGCAATGGTCTTGCTCGCGGTCAGCGCTCCGTGGAACAGGAGGTTGCCGCTAGTCAGGTTATCCCAGACCGCGACCCAACCAACTGTCCCCCACGACGCAGTAGCGGTCGGAAACTCAATGGCGCTCGTGTTGCTCGCAGCGTTGCCAGAGATCGTTGAGGCAAACGACTGCCGCGCGTATGAGCCACCACTTACTTCCGTGCCAGTCCCGGCGTCCGTTGGGTCTGCGGTGTGCAGCCCAAGGTACACGGTCGTCGGCGAGGTGTACGCAGTGTTAGAGAGAACGTGAAGAAGAATCTTGTTCTCAAGATAGTTTGAAAATGCACTCACGGGATCACCCTCGTCGGTTTAACAGTCATGGCAGAGCGCCCTTGGCTAAAGGCGGCCCGCTCGTTTTGCAGGATAATGTCGCCAACCGCTGCATCGTAAAGCGACGCCCACGTCCCTACGCGCTCATCGTCGCGCAGATACGGCGCCGCCTGTAACAGAGCGCCGTATAGGTATACGTCAGGGTGGCGCTCAAGTAGCCAGTTTGAGGTGTTACTGTCCGACAACTTTGCCAGCGTCGCTACATACGTCAGCTCTGCCGTGTAGCTCGTGTCGGGCGCCGGCAATACTTCGATCTGGTTTCCGACCAGAGCGAAATACTGAGGCTTGCCGGTGGTGCGGTAGACGTACTTCTTTGAATCAAGCTCATCTTCGGTGAGAAACACCAAAGGCTGAACCGGAGCGGTAGACGTCAGCACCAAGGACTTACAAGACAAAAAGTCAGACGGCAGCGCCGAGAATGGCGTATCAATCGTGGCGGTGGCGCGCTTCACCATTTTCTGCGTCGGGATGCGACGCTCAAGCTGGGACTCAGAAAGAGAAATAAAATCGGGTATGACTGCCGTGAGGTCGTCACGGTTGAGCCAGTCCGCGATGCTTGCTTTAAGCGCGCTGTATGAGTTTAGAGCCATCAACCTCTTCCTTCATCGCCCAAGCACCCTCGTGGGAATACTCGAACGTGCCGATATGCTTTACATGCTGCGAGAGGTCGTGATCCAGAAGCACCTCGTACCCGGCCTCCCTGGCCTTGCGGCAGAAGAACACGTCTTCACCGATATAGTGGTTCCCAATCGTTGAGTACGGGATCGCAAACCACGGCGCCTCTATCTTCTCAAACACCTCTCGCTTCACCATCATCACGCCCATGCCGACATAGTCAACGGGCTGCAGCCCTTCAGACTCTGGGCCGGTATACACTCGGTCAATCTTGCCGCCACCGTCCATCATCGCCACCGGCTTGACCGGCATGCGACGTGTCGCATAGTTGGCTGCCACGATGGGCTTGTCGCGCAGGATGAGGTGCCCGATCGTTTCCTTCGGGAACCGCATGTCTGAGTCAAGCCAGA